GGGGGACAGGTATGTCACTGAGATCACTGCGGATCACATGCATTTTGATTTTTCCAATGACAAAGATGCGCTGATGTGCAGAATAATGATCAGTGATAAGATATGAAACATTTTGTTTATATCTGTATAATGATAGTGTTGATAGTAGTGCTGGTGCGATATCAACCCGAAGGCAGAGTCTACGACTGTAGAGATGCGCATTGGCATCCGGATTATCCCATAGAAGTCAAACAAGAATGTGCTAGATTACGGATAGAAGAATGGCGTAGATTGAATCAAGATCTCGAATCCAAAGACAGATATATATAAAATGCAAACATGGACACTGACAGTAGAAGAAGACGGCATCATATCGCTACCACAAGATCTTTTAGATGCTGCAGGATGGCGAGAAGGTGATTGTATACATTGGATTGATCAACAGGATGGATCTTGGCAGTTGGTCAAAGAAGAGTTGACAACTTTTATAAAAAGCGGTATAATAAATAATGAGTAAATTAAAAATAGCAGAACTTTTTTACAGCATACAAGGCGAAGGCAGATATATGGGTGTGCCCAGTGTGTTCCTTCGCACATTCGGCTGTAATTTCAAGTGTTCAGGGTTTGGTATGCCCAAAGGTGAATCCAGCAATGAAGTGGAAAAGATTGCGGCTCAGATACATTCTTTTAAAACTTATCAAGAATTACCATTGGTTTCTACTGGCTGCGACAGTTATGCTAGTTGGGATCCACGGTTTAAAGACCTATCACCGATGCTCACATCAGACGCAATCGCAGAAAGAATCTGTGAGATCTTGCCTTACAATAAATGGGAAGATGAACACCTTGTGATCACCGGCGGTGAACCTTTGCTAGGATGGCAACGTGCTTATCCAGACCTGTTAGAACATCCTAAGATGGCAGGCTTGAAGGAAATCACATTTGAAACAAATGGTACTCAAAAACTCACTGCTGAATTTAAAGACTACCTAGTGCAATGGCAAATGCCGGAAGTAGCCTACAAAAAAGAAGTGACATTTAGTGTCAGCGCCAAACTCAGTTGTTCAGGTGAACTTCCTAGTGATGCTATACGCCCAGATGTAGTCTGTGAATATCAAGAAGCTGGACATGTGTATCTCAAGTTTGTGGTGGCCACTGAAGAGGACGCAGAAGAGGCTTTAGAAGCTGTGGATATCTATCGAGCAGAGGGTTTCTCTGGCAATGTTTATCTCATGCCTGTGGGTGGTGTTGAAACTGTTTATGCCCTTAATAATCGTCGTGTGGCCGAACTAGCAATGAAACATGGTCTAAGATATTCGGACAGATTGCAGGTGCCACTGTTTAAGAACGAATGGGGTACATAATGCCTATGGATTCATTAGTATCACAGTCACCGCCCTCTCAGGATTGGGGATTACAGCGAGCGTCTAATTGGAAGTTAAAATTATGCTGGCGTCCTGAACACTGTTACATATCCGGTAAAAAGCTATGGGGTAAACAGGCCTACTACGGTGAGCGATGGATCACCGGTCCGGGAGAACCTGTGATGGAACCTTATTGGATTGAAAAAACTGAATTCCTGATCTGGAATTTAAAAGGAAAACAATGAAAATAATCAAAAAAATGTTTGGTCTAGATAAGCTAGAGGCTTCGATCGCACAAGCAGAACAAGATTTGCTAGAGGCCAATAATAGATTGGCTGCGGCTGAGGCTGCATCAAAAATTGCCCTCGAAGCAGAAGAAACGTCCAAACTCTCGCCAAAAGAACGTGCCACTAGACGCAAAGAAGCATGGGTCAGTGTGATAAACACTCATGTCAACAAAGATAACATACGGAATGGCTTTTTTGAGCTTGACTGGAACGACCAATTTGTGCTACAATTAAAGCAAGAGGGATATGGTGAAGATGGTGACAAAGAAGAAGAAATTGTTGATCGTTGGTTCCGTGAACTCTGTGCTAATGTGGTAGTAGATGGTGATTTTGGCGGCCCTGTGAATACAGGTGTTATAGACATACAAACAGTAAAGAAAACAAATCAATGACCTATATTTTAGTTGATACAGCAAATACATTTTTCCGTGCTCGCCACGTGATCAACGGTGATGCTGATATCAAACTGGGCATGGCCTTTCATATCACGCTAAATTCGATACGCAAAGCATGGCAGCAGTTCAACGGCAGTCATGTCATATTCTGCTTAGAAGGCAGATCTTGGCGCAAAGACTACTACGCACCCTACAAGCGAAATCGTTCAGATGCTCGTGCTGCTCACACAGAAAAAGAAGCAGAAGAAGATCGTGTGTTCTGGGAAGCCTTTGACACGTTCAAAGAGTTTATCACAGACAAAACAAACTGCACAGTCATGCAGCACCCACGCCTAGAAGCAGATGATTTGATCGCAGGCTGGATACAGAGCCATCCAAATGACAAACATGTGATCATCAGCACTGACACAGATTTTGTGCAATTGATCGCACCTAATGTAACACAGTACAACGGCGTCATGGAACATGTGATCACACACGAAGGAATCTTTGATGACAAAGGCAAAAGAATCATTGATAAAAAAACTCAAGAGCCCAAAGCAATCCCAGATCCAGAGTGGCTCTTGTTTGAAAAATGCATGCGTGGTGATACCAGTGATAATGTCTTCTCAGCATATCCGGGTGTGCGTACTAAAGGCACAAGCAAAAAAGTGGGTCTTACAGAAGCGTTCGAAGATCGTGCCAGCAAAGGCTATGCGTGGAATAATCTCATGCTACAGAGATGGACTGACCATGAAGGTAATGAACACAGAGTCTTAGAAGATTACGAACGCAATCGTAGATTAATCGACCTCAGTCATCAGCCTGATGATATCAAGGCCATTATCGCAGAGACCATTGCCGCGGCCACCAGCGCAGATAAAAATGTCAGCCAGGTTGGTCTTAGACTAATGAAGTTCTGTGGTCTGTATGATCTCAAGAAGATATCAGATCAGGCCGCAAGTTATTCGGAGCCATTAAATGCGAGGTATCTAGTTGGAGAACATCATGACTGATTTACATGCAAAAACAATCATAGACAACAAGTTTTGGATCGTAGAAGAAAACGGTGAGAAGATCGCTACTCTGAGAAAAAATGAAGATAACAGGTTTGTTATGAGCAATCAAGACGGAGTAAAAATCTACGAAACCAAAGAACATGTGACTAGGACATTCGGTAAAAAATTCTTTACTGTTAAGATTGTCAAAGAAAGTGAACATGCATTGCCTAACGAGGTCCATGGTTATCCAACCAGTACGGCACCTCACAACGCCATGTTCGACATTCGTAAGAAACTACCACTGTTTACCAAGAGTGAGGACTCTAAAAGTCTGTACTGTGCAGGTTACTATACCATCAAGTTTGAAAAAGGTTGGGTGAAGAGTTTTTGTCCTAAAAAGATCACTCTAGAAAGGTATCCCTACAAGGGACCTTTTAAGACAGAAATCGAAATGAAACAGGTCATGGCCAATGTCACAAAATAACATACCTGCTGTGCTGCCTACAGTCGAACGTCTTCTACAGAGAATATCTGTGGCAGAAAAGAGCCAGCAGAAAGAAATACGTATTACTATACAAGAAGCTAGGGATCTCACCGCAGAGTTAGCTATCTTTTCTACCAAACTAGGTCGTACTGTGCAGGAAATTCATGGTATGCTAGCACAGATCAAAGAATCCAGTCAAAACATTGATGTAAAGTTCGACGGCGGCTCATTCTAAAAAGATAAATATATACGTGGTTAATTAGGAACACGTATAAGATGTCAAGACCAAAACCAAAGATACTTTTAGAATACGCTAACAAAGAAACTTTCAAAGTCGAGCAGATACTTGACTCGGAAGCCATTTGGGCTGTGTTTTATAAGCATCAACCGTTTAATCTAAAAAGTGGCAGTCTAGTGGCCAGTTACCCTGGACCTAAGTATAAGAAAGTTTCATTTTCAAATCCAGGTCACGCACACAACTTGGCCAAAAAATTAAACAAACTTTTTAAAACCACAGACTTTGCTGTGGTAAAACTCACTGCCGGCGAAGAGGTAGTTTAAAATGGATTCCAAGGATGCCTACACTCGGGTGTTCTTGCAGGCGGCAGAACTGCCAGTAGATCCCGACACAGTGAAGCAATATAGATCAGTGTGGTGGTGGAGTTTTAGAGAAAAGTCTCAAGGTGGCCTTAGATTAACCGAACAGGCCTTGCAGTTCATTGAAGAATATGCTAAAATTAAAACTTACAAAATAGATTTTCCTAAAGAATTTGCATTCACCCCGCAGGTACTGGTTTGGTTAGATCATTTTATCGATTCTCCTTTCTTCATCAATAAAAAACATATCATAGTTATGAAAGAAAAATCCGCTTTTGAACTATATCTTTTCTCCGGCGATGTTGCCAAGCTGGGTCACACTAAAGCTATGGCCAAAAGACTTAGCCAAGAATCAGCCCTCGAATCTAATTGACCTATAAATATTTTCACGATGTTTGATCTAAATCCTATTGATGTATTAAAGCAACGAAGGTTAAAGACTATCCCTCCTCACTTCAGCAAAATCGCTATCTCAGATAACGAAATTTTTGAAGGAGTTGAAGAATGGAAGGCTTGC